ATGGTGCCGGCACCAGGAGTCGAACCCGGGACCTACTGATTACAAGTCAGCTGTGCTGATGAAGTAAATCATAGAGTTACGTAGTTTTTATGTACGTGAAGGGTAGGCTGCGAGCTGCATTAATCTAGGCCTGTCTACCTTATTGTACGTGGGCATGTAGCCAGATAGGCCCCCCCGGTGATATTGTTCTAGTACCATCCACAAAGCTAACGGAGTGCTTTGTGGATGGTACTGAAGCAAGAAGTTTTGCTCGGCACCTAGGGCATGAACCCTGGATCAAATGGCGACCTTCACGCCAAATCAGGATGAGTCAATCCCTCATGAATGAAAGATTCGACAACCCGCCCCTCGTTGAGCTCGTAGCTGAGCTCCGTTGGAAAAATCCTGCATCGCTGATGGCCATGCCACCAGGTTTTCCTGCTGGTTTTTCCTTTCCTGGAAGCAACGATTCTTTCGAGAAGCAACTCCCTACTGTTAACAGCGCTATGTCCGCGATTGGCTATGGCGCTTCTGAGCGTCTCATCCCCGAGGGTTTTCCAGCCCCGGCTGAGGCGCCAATCGTCAGGTACAGGTATAGCGCTCGTGGGGCGGTTGACTCAGGGCGCGAGCATTTGCCATCTACCTTGTTTCAGATTGGCACCGGTATCTTTACTGTGAACGCTGTTAAGCCCTACAAGTCTTGGGATGACTTCGCGCCAGTTGTAGAGCAGGGGGTCAGAATTCTGCTCGAATCCCAGCAAACTAAAGTGGAAGGCTATTCGCTCATACTTCGATATATCGATGCCTTCAAAAAGGACCTAACTGGTGATGCGAGCCATCTTCAGTTCCTTACGGACGTGTTTGGGTTCAAAATTGAAGTCCCGGAAATTCTTCGCGAAGTATCCAATACGGGCAGTGTTGCTTTGCCGGTTATGCAAATTACCGTTCCGCTCGCATTTGGCAGCTTGCAGCTTCAGATGGCAGAGGGTGAAATTGAAGGTAATAAAGGCTACATTTTGGAGAATGTTGTCGTGATTGAAGGGCTGGTTGGTGCAAACGTTCAGGAAATCATGGAAAGTTTTTCTAGCGCTCGCAATGTGATTCATAAAGTTTTTGTCGGGATCACAGAGCGGATAGCAGTAAAGATGAGCCCCATTGGAGGTGCGAAATGAGTGTTTACAGCACGAACATAAACTCTGCTAGATTTACCGCGGGCCAGACAGGTTATAGCCGCACATCCTCGCTGCCGAACATTATTAGTTCCGACCGCGGAGTGGTCCAAAAAAGCTATGATGCGTTGGGTCATGCTTGGGAACTAGTGAAGGCTGGTTGGCCGCTGCAAAGTCAGGTGCTCCCTAGCATCACAGTGCTTACAGATTATGCTTTCTCAGAGCGTATCAAAATGGTACATGCGCAGCCCAATCTAGAAGGCGTGTTAACCACGGAGATGGCTGCCAAGGCAGCGTGGATTGCATGGCTTAGCCAAAAGCTCGACGAGCGCTGCATTACTCGACTATCTCGTCTCGTCCGCTCGGAAGATGATTGGGATGGGGAGGGTTCTCGAGCAATGAGCGTTGCTGCTCTCGCAAACTTCTCGGCATTCATTGAGAGAGGCGTGCCCCTTAACAACAAGCCAAGCCTGTTTTTGGGCTCAGACGGGGAAATCGTAGCTAGTTGGCAGCTTGATAACGGTTCAACGCTAGACATGGCTTTTGGAGAGCAGCAGATCGAGTTGGCCACGGATGAGCACGATGAAATTTTTGCTGTCGATGATGCGAGAATATATAGCATCGTCGCCGAGCTCTGACCTCTATGAGTCTAGACGCGCAACCGGATGAGAAATATCCGGCACGGGAAGTGTTGCTGAGTGACAATGAAACGGTCATTCGAGCGATAGTAGAAGAAAAATGGGACGCAGAGACAAAACGAGGAGCTCCGTCCCTTTTTCAAGGCGCCAACGTGTCAGTGACACGAATTGATTTATTAGGTATTGCGCCTTCAATAAGCTTGGTCAAGGCTACGCTTGAAACTCCGGGAAGACCGGAGCGCGACGTGGCAGGAGTTGGTGAGATAAAGGTTTCGTTGTTAAAGCAGGTTGGCCTTGAAAAGCAGCCGGTCCTTAAGCCTGGAGACCCCATACACCTGCTGGTGTGGGAAGAGAAAACCCAAGCGAAGGGAGATCGTCCAGGTAATCCTCACCATGCTGAAATCGTGGCATACGCCGACAGTGAGCATACTAAGGGAAAAGAGAAGAAAATCACGCTTGGCTATAGCCGGATGCTTGCCAAAGCTGTGCATGTATACGCCATCGATAGTGCGGGAGCAGTTACCGGCGAGTCCCCGCCGTTAGACTGGACTAAAGCCGATGAGGCTCAGTAGTCAATCTGAAGACGGATTGACTAAGGGCAAACTCAGGTCGTATACATCCATCATAGATTCATCTTTGTGCCCTGATGCCTGCTGCTTGTCTGCCCTAGTGCCAACAGTGTCTGTAATGCCTTTGCGCTTAAAGTCGTGCATTCCGAACCGTTGTTCTTCTGTAAGTACCTTTTTTTCGATTGCCTGGCTGATCAGCCGCTGAAATGCGGTATCAAGGCCAGATTTCGACAGCGGTCCACCGCTAGCTGAAACAATCAGAAAGCGCTGTCCAGGCCGGAACGGTACTGGCTTCTTCATTCTCTCCCAAGTGCTGGTCCTCACAGCCTTAGCCGCATCCCAGGCCGCACGCAGTCGAGGCGTCCAACGGACAATATTGTCCCGGCTGCCCTTGCGGCGGTTAGTGAGCACGCCTTCGGCAAGTTCGTTCTCGTCAGTGAGCGTTATCGTCTCGATCCCGCGTAGCCGGCACAGGTACCCAATTTCCATCACATACCATAGGTAAGGTGAACACGCGCCTTTCTCGCCGCGCTTCAACTGGCCCTGTTGTTGCGCAAACTTAATTAGGTTCACCATCACGCTGGAGTCTGGCAGCCTGCGCTGCTTGCGTTCTTTCGGCGACTCAATGCCCTTGGCCGGGTTGTCCTTCACAAAACCACGGTTACGGCCCCACTGCATCACGCGGCGCAGGTAGCGCAGTGAGTGGGCGGCTTTGGAGGGGGTGCCATCCTGGGCTATCTTGTCGATGATGCGCTGGACCAGCGCCGGCGTAAATTTGAGCACCGCCAGTTCGCCCAGCGGTTTGCCAAGCTTCGTCGGAAACGCTAGAAGCACGTCGCGGGAGTAGACATAGTCGTCGTGGGTTTTATCGCTGAGGACCTTGTACTGGTCGCTCTTGTGGAACTCATCACAGAGGTATTGCAGGCTGTCGCGGTCTACGCCGTTGCGCTCCTCAATGAGGCGGTGAAGCTCTGAAAGCGTCACGTTGCCCGCGCAAAGGTTCTGCCGCTGTCGCCGCCCGGCCTCATTGAAATACAGGATGTACCAGCACCCAGCGCCCCTATGGTCGAAATACACCGAACGCGGCAAAGCCGTCTGGTCAATGTGCCCAGGGATGTTTGGATTGTGTTGGCGCTTTCGACCACGTTTCATACGATGTCCGCACTGTAGCTGTCGGTATCCACGGGTTTTAGCCCGCCCGCCTGGTTGATCAAATCCACCGTGGTCCATGGCCCCCTTCGCCCACTGAAAATTCGAATGCCTTGGGAGCGCAACGCTTTTTCAACGTCAGCCCGACGGCTATATCCGGTTACGCGTTGTAAGTCTTCAAACTCTAGTACACGGGCTGCGCTCATGCTGCCTCCACGGTTATTGGCTCCCAGGCCGACTCGCACAGCCCGTAGGCGCTGGAGCAGGCGGAGGCGTCAGTAGCAATCAGTAGGTCGTATTGGATGCCGCCTCGGGCTGTCTTGGACCATTCAACTGCCTGGCGAATGCTTGCGATCTCCATGACTTCAATGGCAGTCATGTCCGCGATAGAGCCTTTCGGATGCTTGGCATTTGATCCGGCAAAGAACGTGGCAGCACCGCGCTTGCTGGCCTGCTGGACGGTTCGCTCCCAGCGATCGATACGGTCAATCGCTTCAGGGAATCGAAGGGCAATTTCGCGTAACTCATCCTTGCGGCAGTTGATGCAGGGCATGCAGCCGACGCGCCCCATGCCCTGGGAATAAAGCGGATTTGGTTTGATACCCATGTAGCGGTGAGCTTCGAACACGGCTGGAATATCCCACTTTAAGATCGGCCGGTAGTTAAATAGGCCGTCACCAACTTCGTCGCACTCGGGCAAATATCGCCTGTTAAGCGATTCCTCTGCGCGCACACCCTGCCAGCTCAGAATCATGTCGCCGGCACCCATCAAAGGCATGACTACTTGTTCAAACATAGGGTCGCGTTTCAGCTCCATGGTGCAGAACTGGGCTTTGCGGCTAGGGAACCGGCCTTTCCAGATGCACAGGTCTAGGAACGGGTTACCGGTTGGGTGCAGCACGTCCAACGCTGCCAGCACTACCTCCTCTGCTATGCCTTGCGCCCGCCATTTCGATTCGATGAATCGGCGCTTGCCTTCGATACGCTGGGTGAAATCAGCACGCACGCGGGTTATGTTCGTGCGTGTAGCTTGTTCCAGGTAATCCAGGTACTCGTGGGTCTGTTGGTGCTCGTTGCCGGTGTCCGCGAAGACGGCCTGCAGATTGGGTGCCTCTAAGGCAATGGCTACCAGTAGCGTCGCCGTGCTGTCTTTGCCGCCGCTCACGCTGACGATGTTTTGCGTAGTCATTGGTGCACTCCCGAAGCAACGGCAACTTGCCAGGGTGGAGGTGCGTGCGGGACGATAGTACTTTCAAACGCGGCCAACTCTTTTTCGCGATATTTTGTAGCGTTACGCTTGAGTTGGATTAGCCTATCCACTTCCATTTTTTGAATAACTTTAAAGTCGCTACATGCTGCTAAAAAGCCCCCGATCAACGCTCCACACCGAGCAATCTCCTCTCTTGTAGTGGCGCTTCTCAGGTCTACCAACATTATGATTAGAAAGTACAAATCGCGGGTCGTTGGCCTGATAATATTTTTTTTGCGGACGCGATTGTTCCACTGTTCGGCCAGCAAAGGTTTGCAGTCCTCCTTCATGCTGTAGCGGATGTTGGTGGAGGCTCTGCATCGTTCGTGCTTGCATTCAATCCAATGGCCGCCGTCACCATCGTTTGCGAATTGAGCACTACTTCCGCAAAAGGGGCAGCGCAATAATGGAGCGATTTTCTGAGTATTCATTGATGCACCTCTCCTATTACATCCGAAACGATTGATGAGCGCGCGACGGCAGGAGCTTCTGCTCTGCGGGTTGTGCTCCGTCGGATTGGATCTCACACACGAATCTGTGTCGTTTCCGGTTGGGCGCAGTCAGCGCCTTGGTCAGACCTGGCACCACGTCGATGCATTGCTCGTAGGCGTGAGGTCCCTTCCAGCTATCAGCCTTCACCACCTGGCAGTCTGTACGGGTTGCGTCCACGCACAGGTACAGCAGTAGGAAAACGGTCATATTCCAACCTCCTGCTGGGCCACACTCAGCGCAATCGCCACCGGCTGCACCCAAACCGAAATGTTGCTGAGCATGAACGTCTCTCCCTCCTCGGAAAGCAGCAGCGTCATGCCGAACACGTCCGCCATTGCCCGTGCCGCCGCGCGCGGTACTGCGTTGCCAATCCGCTCCCGATGCTGGCCGTCGTTGATACCGTCCAGCCGGAAGACTCCCGCCTGTTCAATCTTCCGAACGCGCTGCATTCGCTCGATCTCATGGGCGGTCTGTGGATCTGCTGACCAGTGATCTTCTGGGTCAAACAGTGATTGCAGTGCGGCCAACTCCAGCGTGGTGAACGGCCGGTGCCAGGTCCCGTCGAGGCTGGTGATCATGCAGGTCAGCCGATCGTTGTGCGCCGGCATGCGCTGATCGGCAACTGACCAGCGGCCGTTATCGTGGCAAGCACTGGCGGATACGGCGCCGGCCGGTGCGCTGTATTCGACCACGCCGTAATGCCCGCCAGTCAGGTAAGCATCGCCCTTGTTGCGCGACATTCCTGGGCGAGGATCTGCGATCGATAACGCGCCGCTGGCGACCTGTTGCGAGCCAGTCACGGTCTTGGCGCTCTCGCACCAGGGCGTGATCCGCAGCTTTTGCGTGCTGGCATTCGGGTGCCATTGTTTGTAAGCGGGATCTGCCACGGCGAAAGCGCCTTGCCCGGTGGTACTGCCGGCGATGACGGTGCCGGCCGGCTTGCTGTAGTCGGTGACCAGGTACTTGCCGAAACCCTTGGACGGTTGCCGAGGGTCGGCCACGGCCTGCCCGCCAGAGCTCGGCCCGTGTCCTGCAGTGACCGTGCCGGCGGTTTGGTCATTGCCTACCACGCGGAACACATTATTGTGGCGCTCGCCGGTCATGCGCGGGTCAGCAACGCTGAGCGTCCCTTGCCCCGGGCTGCGCTGACCGGTTACGACACCGCAGTGGCGGTCATAGGGCAGCACGCCGAATTGGGTATACTCGAATTTATTGGTGGGTCGCGGATCTGCCACGGAAAACTTGCCGTTCATTGGGCGGCTCGCACCTGCAACCACCCCGGCTGTATCGTCCCAATCGACAACCCCGAGTACGCCGTTGTGGTAGTCAGGCACGATCACGAAGTCGCGCAGGTGCCCGTCCTCGATCGCAAAGCGACTCAGGCTGCGCCAATCCTTCCCTGCCTCGACCAAGGCCAGGCGTACCCATGTTTTCCACTGCAGCGCCGGCACGCGGTGCATCGGCCCAGCCTGATCGATATCGCCTGCCAGGGGCATGCGGCTCAGCACGTCACCGACGGCACGCAGGCTGCGTTTCTCTGGTTCGTACAGGAACGCCGGCACCTTCTCGACGTGCCTGGCCACCAGCAAGAAGCGCTTACGGCTCTGAGCCAATCCGCCAATTTCGCCACAGTCGTGGGTGGTTTCAGCCACCGCGTAGCCGTAGTGCCTTAGTAGCTTGGTGATCTGATCCAGCAAGTACCGGCCACGAGTGGCCAAGCGCGGTACGTTTTCGAACACGATCAGCGACACCGGGTTGTGCTTCCAGGCTTCGCACATCAGCCATACGCAACGCAACGTCAGCTCATTGAGCGCCCGGTATTTGGGCGTCTGGCTCATGGTCTCGGACAAAAGGCCCGAGGCACCCTTGCAGGGACTGCTGATGAACACTGCATCCGGATCTTCGTTTCCGGCAGCGCGGCGCAGATCCTCGGCGGTGGCTTCCTTCCAGCCGGCGGGAGGCTGCTGGCCGTGGTACGCCGTGAATTGCTCGCGTGTGAACAGGTCCATCAGCGTGCCAGGTACGCCGGTCATCATTTGGAAATCGCGTAACCCGGCGGGGTCGACGTCGACGCCGCCGAGGCAGCGCCATTCAGCTTGCACAGGTCCCAGGACCGGTTTGGAGTCGCTGAAACCAGCAGCGCCGCTGCCGAGGCCGCAGCAAAGATGGAAGTGGGTGAGGGTGCGCTTAAGCATGGGAGGTCTCCCGCGCGGCAAAGCAGCAATTCCCCGAAACATGCATATGCCCCACGACAGGCTGCGCGGGCGGGCGTCCCGAAGCGGTAAGCGTTGCATCACTGACCGCTGCCCCGCGCAGCTTTTCGTGGGGTATACGTGCCTCGGCAGTGGCGCTGGAAGGAGCAAGAATGCCTGCTGCTGCGCAGCAGAGACTGTTTGTTTCTGACGTGTCGACACCACTGGTGTTGCGGAGCAAAGCGGGCAGGGCGCTGGTGTTTTCCTGTTGGTTCTTCATGCCGCTTTCCTCCGATGTTCGACAGCGAGTTGGTCCATCAGGCGCTGGTGGTAGGTGAGTCGGGCTTCTGCGGCAGGCCATGGACGGATGATTTCGGCCATAGGTTGTATGCCGACCAAACAATCCCAGATAGCCGGATCGGTTGGCATGAGGTCGCGGCGTTCGGTGGCCAGCGCAATCAAGTCGGCCAGGTGAACGCATGCAGGAAGTTCTGCAGCAATGTCGAAGCGCTGGCACACGCGTTGCCATACCCAGTCTTCAAAGTCCTGGTATGCATGTATCCACTGCTTAAGTGGCTTGGTCATGTCGCCCAGGTACGCCTCTGGCGCGTCGTGGAGCAAGGCGGCGAGCTTGTGTTCTTCCGGCACCAGCTCGGCGACAATGCAGCTGTGTTGCGCCACGCTGTAGAATTCGCGGGTGTGCCCGTTGAAGCGGCAGAGGTGTGCCAGTGAGTGGGAGATGTCCCGGGGATCGATCATATCGGCGTCAGGCTCGAACAGATCAAAACGTTTGCCGGTGTGGGTGAGGATCCAGTTCATGCGGCCTCCTTCACGAGATCGGCCAGCAACAGGGCGTTGTCAGCTGCCTTATGCAATTCGCGGAGTGCGTCGTAACCGATCAGCGCTTTCAACTGCCGGTCGAACTCTTTGTTATGGCGAGTCATTACGCTCAGTTCCTTCATAGCCTTGGTGTACTGCTGTTGCAGTGTTCCAGCGGCCTGGGGCGTCAGACGCAGCATTGGGATTGGGCGGCTCATGCCGGATCCTCCTGGTGAAAAGAATCCAGCTCGTCGGCCATGCTCAATGCGTGGTCACGCAAAACGAGTGCTTGGGTGGCGTGGCTTTCGGATTGCAATGCGCGGAATGTATCGGCGGCGAGTTTGAGTTTTCCCGCGATGGCCGTCAGAATCTGACGGTCCTGGGGTTCCCTGATCAAAATCAGTTCCAGGCGTTCGCATCGGCGCGTGGCCTTTTCAAGAGCGGTAGCACTCGACGACTCGCCCTCCTCAATGCCCTCGATGTAGCCATTCGTGTGGCCATCGTCATAACCGTCAGCCCAGCCATCCTTCAAGCCGCCCCGATACCCGACCCAATACAAAATGGCGAGTGCGATTACGAAGGTGACCAGTGCGAAAACTTCAAAAAATGTCATGTGGTGTGCTCCTGTGGTGTCACTTAAGCTGGTGGTGGCAGCAGTATTGAAACGGGTTTATTCGTGATCAGGATCTGGTGGATCGGCCAGGCCACACATCAGCTTGGCTTGGTACGGCATGTAGCCTTCCTCGCGCAGATCGTCGTATAGGCGGTAGTCGGCGGCGAGATAGTTGCAGTGCCCGCAAAGTCGGTCGGGTGTTCTGTCCGCCGATAACTGTGCCCGGCACTGCCGGCAATAGTCTTGAAGTGACATGTCAGTTTTCCTCCGAATCGCTATGAGGTCTCGGCATGGCCTGGTCCGCCTGGTAAGCACGAATATCGATCAGCGCCGCGACATGCCTGATGTGTGCATAACGCAGAGCTTTACCGCTGAGATCCAAGGTGGTCACCGGCAACTGAATACGTCCGCTGTTGATTGCCTCGGTAAACGTCTTCTCGTTGATGTTTTTGAAGTAGTGCGCGTGTACCTTTTCCATGGGAATAAGCACATCGCCGAAGATGTGGTGCAGCATCTCGATGGTGGACGGATCTGGTGCGGGCAGCAGCCGGATTGGTTGCTGGCCGACGTTGGCGGTCATTTGGCCTCCAGGCTGGAGAGGTCATAGGCGTCGGCCCCCAGCTTGCAAAGGTCATAGGCGTTGTCTCGGAGAGCGCGCAGCACTTCCTCTGGGGAATTGCCGTACCCCGAAAGAATGGTCTTGCCGCTGTCAAACCCATGAGGGTTGTGGATGTAGACTGCAATTTTTGGGACTGCGCGATTAGACAGGCGGAACTCCGTGGTAACGGTGCTATTTGGATTCAGGGACACAACGTCCAACTGGTTTGCGAGTAGCAGTACAGCTGCATGCAGTTCTGGCAGGCTGGACAGCGTTGATGGGGGCGCATCAGCCGTTACCCCGGCCGCACTGCATACCAGGTGAGCGAAACCTTGGATCTGCTCAGCGGTTCGCTCGACGGCCTTTGTAGAAAGCAACTGGTTCAGCGCTTGATCAATCAGTTTGTGGTCCATGGCTTCTCTTCCTCTTAGGATGATTCCAGGCAATAAGGCAGTGTTTTTTCGTCAGATCGCGCAGGTGTTCCGGTACTTCGAGGAGCGCTGCATTGCGCTCCTCGCGTGTGCGCATGGCAACGATCTGGCGGGCATACTCGCGCGGCCATGCTTCTGGCTGTCTCATTACGCGACTTCTCGCGGGTCAGGCACGGCGGGTGGGGCTGGGCGCTCAATACCGATCTGCCTGGCCAGCCAGGAAATGCCAATGTCCGTCACGCGCGTGGTGCGCTTGTATTGCATGCCATACTTCTCGTGAAACCAGCGACTCTCACGGGTGACCAAAAAGTCTTTGGTAGTGGCAGGGTTGGTTGGCAGGTTGTGTTGATCCAGCAAGCCTTTGTCGCGCATGCGTTTCATCAGCTCGCGGTGACCCAAACCTAGGCGTTCGGCTACGCGTTTGAGGGATAAGCTCACGGCGGCACCTCATGCGGCGGCTGCGAGGCTATTGCGGTAGCCCTGCAGGAATTGATTGAGGTTTTCAGCCAACATTGCGTAGGCGCGCTGGTTGTCGGCGGGCAGGGTGAGTAGGCAGCCGGCGTCGTCGTCGATTTCGAGCTTGGCGATATAGCCGCCGCGTGGGTTGCGCTGGATCTGGAGCGAGGGCTCCAGTTCGTCAGCGATCAGATGGTAAATGCCGCGCCCACGTCGGATAGCCAGACGTAGGGTGGCCTCTATATCGCTGACAGCTTCATGTTCATCTACGTCGGGTACTCCGGTAGGGCTGCGGCCGTTGGCGATACCTTCGATAAAGCTCGCAACGCGTGTGGCGTTGTTTTTGCGGTGCTTATCGAGGGTGACTGACGTATTGAGCGTCCCGCAGATGCGCACCATCACCGTGATGCCGGCGGTGCACTGTTCGATCTCGACCTGAGCCGCTACGGATTGGCAGCCATCACACGAATGCAGGGTGTGATTGAACGTGCCGCTAAGGTTTACCTGAGCCTGGAGTCGAATGTAGGCGGCGTTGAGAGATAGTCTGCTCATGCTGCACGTCCTCCATCGTCAGGATCGAAGGGGGCAGGCTGCTGGCTTTTTGCGGCGAGCTTGGGTTTTTTGTTGTGAAGGATGACTATGCAGCCGGTGCTGGCTTGCAGCCGCTCAATCAGTTTTGGGTTGCTCGCGCACGCTGGGTGCACGTGTACGGTTGCTGTGGTGTGCATGGTGTTGCCTCACTCTGTGGTGGGAGAGTGAAGCGAATATCACACATTGAATTTTATCAATCAACACGATTTGTTATTTTTGAGATATTTTTTTTGCATTTGAGGTCAGCTCGATGTTTGAAGGTGGTGCGCTTTCGAGAGCAACCTATTGAATCCATTGTTTTTTAGCTATGTGTGGGGCGCTGCCGTATGTGAAGGGTTTTGCGAGCTTCATTCCAGGTGAGATACCCGGAGACATAATCAAATGGTTTGCTGAATTTTTGGAAGGGGCCACAAGAGGAACACAATTGCCCACCTCCTGCGGCTGAAAGGGGGTGGGTAGGTGATACCTAACTGTTTTGAAGGTGCTGGGGAATGGCTACCAATGCTACAAGGCGCCACCATGCCAAACGATGCGTCCGATTATCCTCAAGTGACCTATCTCGCTGTCGGTCGCGGGTTGGTCGGGATACTGCCTCTTATCCTCGTTGTCACTGCGTATGATCCAGCCACCAGTCAGACTTTGCACTAATCGCTTAATGATCAGTTCTCCGTCGGGCTTTAACATCGCAAAGATGCGCCGGTCTCTAGGCGTTACCTGGACGTCATCGATTAGAACCACGTCCTCGTCGCATATGGTCGGCTCCATGCTGTGACCTTTTGCGTAGATCACATGGAGGTTGCGCTCTTTTAAGGCCATACGTTGGAGCCAGTCACGCCTGAAGACCAAGCCGCCTTTAACTTCTACGTGGTCGTTTAAGTGGCCGCTGCCTGCAGACCCGTGGGCGGTGTACTGCGGGATCAATGCGTACTCATCGATCCTTGGAGAAACACCTACAGCCGAGCCATCTTCACCTTCGATGATGTGCATCAAAGGCTTATTTAGAGCTTCTGAAAGCGTGCGTAAATCGGCGAGGCTGGGCTCACGTTTATCCTTTTCATAGTTGGCGATTCGCCCCTGGCCATTTTGCCAGTCGCACGCGGCGGCTAAGCTTTTCTGGGTGTATTGAGCTTCGTTTCTATAGCGCGCAAGGCGCTGACCTAAAGTTTCCATATAGTAAAAATATCACGAATCGTTAAGAGAATTTAAAACTTAACGTATTGCAAAAATAACGTACCGTTGTTAATGTCTCTCGCAGTTCAACGCGGGGAATGGTCAATGAACAGAATTTCCACCCTACGAAGCGGTAAAGGGATCAAGCAAACGGCATTGGCTGAGGCTTTGGGGTGGTCTCAGAGCCGCCTGAGCAATTACGAGTCTGAGACACGCCTTCCTGGCTTAAGTGAGTGCCGTGCGATCACCAACGCACTCAATAAAATGGGTGTGGTGTGTGATCTGGATGATGTTTTTCCTCCAGATTTAGATTTATCTAAAGTGGCTTAGAAAAAAGGCGACCTAAAGGCCGCCCAGTTCCTCCCGGCACACACCACCACAGTGCTGTCGGGGCGCGATAAAAGTAGGCGGGCACACCACATGCTAAACCGCCTCCTTTTACCGCGCTGCCAAGGTACGGATACCTTGGGTTGCTGCCTCCTCCACCACAGATCAGGCAGCTGTTGCGCCAGGGGTGAGCGACGGATCGTTCGCCTCGGCACGGTGCCGGTTTTGATCTTGCGGATCTGACCGGCGTTTGGGCCCTTTCAAGCCACGCGGCAAATGTATCACCACTACATGCTGCGCGGCACTGGCAACTTGCAAGGATTAATGCCATGAGCCGAATTGCTTTGAATTCCCTTGATCGAGCGCGGCGGGAAGTCCTGCCCCTCGACTTGGCGCTTTACCACGCTGCCCGCGACTACCCCGGTGGCGCCGCCGCCATCGCTGTCACCACCGGCCGCAATCCCACCACCCTCCAACACAAACTTTCCCCAACCCACCCCAGCCATTCTGTAAATATTTACGAATTCAGCGAGATCCTTGAACTGACGAAGGACCGGCGCATTCTTGATGCGGTTCATGGCCTTGTCGGCGACACCATTTGGCAGGAACTGGCTGAGGCCTATACCAACGACATGCCAGAAACACTGACTACTGGCCTCGCTACTTACTTTAGACAGGTAGCGGACCTGGCCGACACGTGGGCAAGGAGCATCGGCGACGGCGTTGTCAGCGACAGCGAATTAGCTGAGATCCACCTGCAGGTGGGGATGAGGAGCCTTGTTTCGATGATTAAGCGAATTGATGAAATGCTCAAGATCTGGGCGCAGGATCTGCATCAACTTTCTACTTTTACCGACAGTGGCTCTACCGGCGGCAACATAATCGCAATATTGATGGCATGTAAGGGCGAGTTGATACGTGGAACGCGGGGCAGTCGGGTGCTGCTGGATGAATCGGCGGATATTGAGCTGATCGTTAACAAACACTTGTCACCGGAGCTGGCGTTGGTGGTGGTGGAGCACTACTGCAACTTCGATAGTCTTCTCTCACAGAAGATGTTGCATTGTGGTTGTAGCGCGCCGACCTATTACCGCCGACTTCATGACGCCCATGTATGCATTGCCGGTTTGTTACTGGGGAAGGCAGCATGACTTCGATTTGCTCTGTCCTATTGGCCCGTTCGGTCCCATGCGTTTTTACCTCTAATGGACAGCTACAGGCCACGCGGTTAGCGGGTTGTCCCATAGTCCCATACAAATCACTACTCCCTTTGCATGTGTGCGTAGCGCGTCTGTACGTGCGCGTGCTTCGCGCACGCGTTTTATTCTTTTCTTTCTATAGGCGAGAAAAGGATAAAAAGAATGGGACTATGGGACGAGCCTTTAATTTAGGCTTTCTCAGCTGTCCCAAAGCGTTCAAAGTCTATGGGACATACGGGACACAGAACCAAAAGCGATAGCCGAATTAATGCGTTATCCCTGCGTTGTACCTGCTTCATACCTGCGTTGTACCCATATTGAACTGTGGCGTTAAAAACCTCTTGCTGCCATGATAATCCACCTGTAAAAAGTACCCATCTTCGATAGGTGCGACTGCAAAGAGCGGTACACACCACCACACAAAACCCGGCCCTCGCGCCGGGTTTTCGCGTTTATGAGGCCGGGAAATGACCAACGAACAGCAAGCGCTGGCAGAAATGCCGATCTGGTTAGTGATCGTCCTGGCCCTTGTGGGCGGTGTGTCGGGCGAGATGTGGCGAGCGGACAAGGAAGGGACGCGTGGCTGGGCATTGATCCGCCGATTGGCCCTTCGGTCCGGTGCCTGCGTGGTGTGCGGAGTATCGGCCATCATGCTGCTGTATGCGGCAGGCATGTCGATCTGGACCTCTGGCGCACTGGGATGCCTCACCGCCATGGCAGGCGCAGACGTAGCGATCGGGCTGTACGAGCGCTGGGCGGCCAAGCGCCTGGGGCTGCGTGAAGCACAAGCCAACGGTGAAGCTGGACCATAACCATCCAGAGGCAATGACCATGATGCGACTTGAGATGCGTGACAACATCGACAAGATCGTCAGGGAGATGCGTGGGCTTAGCAAGTCGAAGGTGCCGATAGCCGCTGCCAAAGCGCTGACCTTCACCGCCGAACGCGTTCAGGCAGCTGAGAAGGCCGAGCTTGAGCGAGTCTTCGATAGGCCCACACGGTGGACGCTCAACTCGGTCTTCAAGCGCAGTGCCACGACCAGCCGCCTGTTTGCCCGTGTATGGATCAAGGACGAAGCCAGCTCAGGCGTGCCCGCGTCCAAGTACCTGCCGGTGCACATTGACGGTGGCAACCGGCCACACAAGCGATTTGAGAAAGCGCTGATCCACTACGGCTTGATGCCAGCGGGCATGTACGCCGTCCCTGGTCGGCGCGCTAGGATGGATGGCAACGGCAACATCAGTCGCGGCCAGATCGTACAGATCCTGTCCGCACTCGGAGCAGCTGAGCGGGTGTCGGGCTTCATGGCCAACCGCACTCAACGCAGCCGGCGCCGTAACCGCAACGCACCGGACTATTTCGTGGGTCGACCTGGCAACGGCACCGGCCCTTTGGGTATCTGGCAGCGGATCGGCAACGGGGCACGGCCCATCCTGATTTTCGTCAAGCGCCCGACGTATCGGCGGCGCTTTGACTTCTACGGGGTAGCCAATCGCGTAGCGGAGGCCGAGTTCGAGCCGCTGTTCCGACGTGCCCTGGCACGGGAGATGGAGCGAGGCTAACCTCTTGTCGGCTTGTGCATTTCTCCTCAAAAAATGGCGATTTTTCAATGATTTGTCGGGGTTTTGGCTTGACAGGTCGACCTGCGACCCAAAATCAATGGGTCCTTCCAGGCAGCGGGGCCATCGGGGTAATTCGAACCCCGACTTTTTTGCAGATTCAACCCGACATGGGGGGTTCCGCTTCCCTCCCAGCAACAGGACCAGACCATGCCAACCCAACATGAAATCGCCGAGCACCTGGACATGAGCGAGCGAAATGCCCGCGATGTGCTCAAGGGCCTGACTCTGGATTGGCAAACGGCAAGCATGGACGAGATCCGAACAGCCTACATCCGCGATTTACGCGCGAAAGCCGCTGGGCGCGGGGGCAGCCAACTTGAGGAACTCAATAGAGCGCGGATCGATGACCTGCAGCAGAAGTCAGCCAACGGGCGGTTGGTGTATTACGAAAAACTGCGCTCATTGATTCCCTCCGGCGAGGCAGAGCGTGCGCTGTCTGACTGGGCCAGTTTCGCAAACCGGGAATACCTGGGCGGCCTTGAACGCATCATTCAGGAAATCGAGAACGTGCAGAAACTCACGGTTGATCGAACAGTGGTGGCCAAAGTTGCTGGACCTACGACCGAGCGAATTGCAGGCTACGCGCGAAAACTTGGCGCGGAGCTTGTCGGCAGCAGCGGGGAAATTCAACCCGCCGCGTGACATCCCGACCGCGCACTACCTGAGCACCGAGTTTTACCTGCCGGCTGAAAGCGGCGTGCTGCACGGCCTCTACGATTTCCAGTACACGCCTTACTTCCTCGGCGTTGCCGCTGCCCTGGATGATCCCCGGGTGAGCGAGGTCGACCTGATGAAAGCGGCGCAGATCGGCTGGACATGGTTCTTGATCGGCTACCTGTTCAAGTTCATCCATAACCTGCCGCGCCCGATCATGATCCTGTTCGCCAAGGAAAAGGACGGCAAAAACTTTCATGATGAAAAGCTCAAGTTCGGTGTGACGGCGAACACTGAGGTGGCCAAGCTGATGCCGGTCGACGTCAGCCGCACCTCGGGCAACCGTTGGGACCATAAGACCTTCCCGGGCGGATTCCTCAAACTGGTGGCGTCGAACTCTCCCGGCAACGTTAAGTCCACGTCGTCGGTGGGCTTGTCGGTGGTGGAGGAACCGGACGACACCAGCGACGATGTGAAGGGGCAGGGTGATGCGATCGCCCTGCTGGAGGAACGCGGCAAGCGCTACCCCGGCTCCAAGATGCTGGTGGGCGGCACGCCCGCGATCAAGGGCGCGAGCAAGACCGAAGCGCGCTTGGCGCAGACCGATTGCCGGGTGTTGCCGATCATCTGCCACGCGTGCGGCCAGTCGCATGTGTTGGACTTTGCCCATATCAAGTGGCTCGACATTGAAGAGGACGCCCAGCCACACGAGATCTATGGCCGTGCGGATCCAGAGACCGCCGGCTACGGTTGCCCGCACTGTGGCGAGATTTGGGACGACTACCAGCGCAAAGAGAACATCCGCAACACGGTGTTCAACGCGATTGACGAGGGCGACCCTTATTGCGGCTGGGTGCCAACCAAGCCATTTGCCGGTCGTGCCGGATTCATTGAGCTGAACGAACTGTACGCGTGCCTGCCCGGTACCAGCCTGGCCGACATCGTGCGGGAGAAACTCAACGCCGAACACCAGGCGTCGATTGGCAATCTGTCGTTGCTGATCAAGTTCGTGAACCAGAAACAGGGCCGTGCCTATGAGTACAAATCCGACCTGCCTGAGGCCGATAAACTGGCTGAGCGAGCGGAGGACTACCCGGAAATGTTTGTGCCCCTGGTCGGATGCACTTTTACAAAACGGTGCGCCCGGATTATTTCCGGCAGATCACCGCCGAAGTGAAGGCGCCCAGCCGGCGACACCACTATCGCAAGGTCTGGCAGAAAAAGGCCGGCCAACCCAACGAAGGTACCGACTGCGAGACGTACGCGTTGCACGCGGCCCGCTCTCTGAAAACGCACTTGATGCGGGAGCAAGACTGGGCAGGGCTTGATGCGCAGATCCGTCAGGGTGCCTTATTTGACCCACCCGAGCAGGATCAATCTGAGGCAGAACCCGCTCCCGAAACGGACGGGATCAGTCCGGCCCCCGAACCACCCGTCGAACCACCCAATCTCCCGCCCTCTGGCGGGAGAGTTGTTTCTGGGCGCCGTAGTGCAATGCGCGTGCTCTCTCAACGCAGGAATTAATTCATGGCTATCACCCTGGAACAAGCGCAGGGCCAACTGCAAGCCTGGCTCGATGCGAGCATGAAGGTCAGCCAAAAGCAGAGCTATCGCATCGGCACCCGGCAACTGGAATACGCCGACCTTGCCGAAATCACCAAGACGATCGACTACTGGCAACAGCAAGTTGATCGCCTGGAGAGCGGTCGCACTCGGGGGATCGTCCTGCGTGGGATTACGCCGCGATGAGCCGCGCACCGAAAGTGCCAGAGCCGACGCTACTGGATAAAGCCATCACCTGGCTCAGCCCCGAGCGCGGCGCCAAGCGCATGCACGCCCGGTTAACCATGACCGCCTTGGGTGGTTACAGCGGCGCGTCGAAGTCCAAGCGCACGTTGAGCGCCTGGACCCCGACGGCAGGTAGTGCGGCGGCAGATCTGCTGCCCGACTTGCCCACGCTTCGCGAACGCTGCCGAGATCTAGAACGCAACAACCCCATCGGCGGCGGTGCGATCAATACGGTGACGACGAAGACGGTCGGCACCGGCCTGGCGCTTAAGTCGGTGATCAATCGCTCGATTTTGGGCTGGGACGAAGACCAGGCCAGGGAGTGGCAGCGCAAAACGGAATCGCTGTTCAAGTCCTGGGCGGAAACCACCAGCTGCGACATCACCCGCGAGCAGAATTTCTACGGCCTGCAGGATCTGGCCTGGCGGTCTGTGCTGAGCAGCGGTGATGTTTTTACGTTGCTGACTCACAAAGAACAACCGGGTCAGCATTACTCGGCGTGCATCCAGCTGATTGAGGCCGACCGGGTGTGTAACCCTAGCAACAAGGCCGACACGGAAGCCCTCACCGCTGGCATTGAGCGTGACGCCGATGGTGCACCGATCAAGGCTCATATTTTGCGCAGCCACCCGGGGGCGCTAGGCGTCAAAGAGCGCGTCTGGGATGACCGCCCGTTCTTCAATGAGCGCGGCGGGCGGGTGTTGCTGCATGTGTACCGGCGTCGTCGGGTGGGCCAGCCACGCGGTGTGCCGTACTTGGCGCCGGTGATCGAGAAGCTCAAGCAGTTGGACCGTTACACCGATGCCGAGCTGGAAGCGGCGGTGGTGTCTGCGTTCTTCGCCGTGTTCATCAAGCCAGGGCAGAGCGGCAATCTGAGCCCTCTGGCATCGGCCGTTACCGGCAACACCCCTGTCGGTGGTGATAAACCCGCCGGGCGGGACCAGGGCGGTTGGGACGGCTCACTCAGTGGCGGCATTGTCGCCGAGCTGGACGACGGTGCCTCGATCGATACCGCATCACCTGGTCGCCCGAACATGGCATTCGATCCGTTCGTGCTCGCCATGCTCCGGCAGATCGGCATGGCCCTGGAGCTGCCTTATGAGGTGCTGATCAAGCACTTTACCGCCAGTTACACCGCCGCGCGTGCTGCGGTGATGGAGGCTTGGCAATTCGTTCGCGGTTGCCGAGATTTTTTGGGCCAGCATTTCTGCCAGCCCGTGTACGAGCATTGGCTTGAAGAGGCCGTGGCACAGGGAGACATCGAGGCTCCCGGGTTTTTCGACCACCCGTTGCTGCGTTATGCGTACAGCGGGTCGCTATGGGTGGGGGATGGTCCTGGCACCGTTGATCCGCTCAAAGACATCAATGCCGCCGAAAAGCGCATCGATATTGGCGTCAGCACCCTCGCCAAGGAATCCATGCTTTACGACGGCAGCGACTGGGAAGAGAACCACGAACAGCGTGCGCTTGAAGTGAAGCGTAGGCGCGATGACGGCCTATCCGTGTCACCAACGGCTCGCCCCGAGGATGAGCCACCGGCCAATCCTGATCTTCCTGAACGGACCTAACTATGAGCGACAAACCAACCGATGCACCTCCCGTGCACCGGGTGACGGCGTTCGACCTGGTATCACGTGAGCCCTGGGCCATCACCCCGGACATGCTGCAGACCATCACCGCCATCGCCCGCCGGGAGCATGAAGGCCCAGAGGCCTTGGAGGCTAGGCAGGGCAAACCCTTGCAGAACAGCCGCGCGGTGACCCAGCGCGGCAATGTGGCGTTGCTGCCCGTTACCGGCCCGGTGTTCCGCTACGCCAACTTGTTTACGGCACTGTCCGGTGCGACGTCGCTGGATGTGCTGGCCAAGGAGTTCACCACCGCCGTCGACGATCCGCGCACCGACACCATCATCCTGGTGATGGACACCCCCGGTGGTATTGCCAGCGGCATCGCTGAATTCGGACAGATGATCCGTGCCTCGCCTAAGCGGGTGGTTGCGTATGTATCCGGCAACGCGGCCAGCGCTGGCTACTGGATAGCTGCAGCAGCCCATGAAATCGTCATGAGCCGCACCGGCGCAGTGGGCTCCATCGGCACGGTGCTGACGGTGCGCAAAAGCGACGACGACGGCAGTTTCGAGATCGTCAGCAGCCAGAGCCCGAAAAAGCGGCCTGACTTCGGTACCGAGTCAGGCCGCGCGGTGGCGCAGGCGCATGTGGACCGATTGACCGACATCTTTGTCGAGGATGTCGCCAACTATCGCGGCTTCACTGTTGAAACCGTTCTGGCCGATTTCGGCCAGGGCGATATGCGCATTGGCGCCGATGCCGTGGCATTGGGCATGGCCGACCGTGAATCCACCCTTGAACAACTCATCGCTGAGTTCAACAGCAGTCCTTCTGGAGAAAGACCTATGTCCACCGCCACCAACAGTAACGCACCTGCGCCGACTGCAGACAAACCCGTCATCAACCGCGAATACCTTGCCGCGAATCATGCCGAGCTGCTGGCCAGCCTGGAACATGACGCGCATGCCGCTGGTGCAGCTGCCGGCGCCCGCGCCGAGTGCGAACGCATCCAGGCGGTGGAAGCCGCCGCGCTGCCCGGGCACGAAGAGCTGATTGCCACACTCAAGTTCGACGGCAAAACCAGCGGTGCCGAAGCGGCGACCCAGGTTATCGGCGCCGAAAAAACCAAACGCGCCGGTGCTCTGGCCGACATTCGTGCCCAGGCGCCTGCGCCGGTGCCCAACGCGCTGACGCCACCGGCAGCCCCTGAGGCTGTGAAGGAGGATCCAGAGGCGCCGCTGGAGGAACGTGCCAAGGCGACTTGGGACAGCGACAAGGAGCTACGCGCCGAGTTTGGCACCTTCGAGGCCTATCACGGCTACCGCAAGGCCACCGAGCGGGGTCTGGTCAAGGTCCTGAAAAAGTAGGTACCGGGTAATTCCGCACCATCTTTAAGCAACTAAATTTCTTGGCTTTGGAGAATCCTATGCCTCTCACTCTCGATACCCCCCGCGCATACGAGATCGGGGACATCAACGATTTGTCGGTCGCGGCCGGTGTGCAGATTTTCGAAGGCTCGGCGGTTGGCATTGTCGCGGCCAACGGCCTTGCACGACCTCTGGCGGCAGGGGATCTGTTCGTGGGCTTCGCCGATCGCGGCGTCGACAATCGAATCGGTGCCGCTGCTGCAGCGCGTGTGCGTCTTCGCGAAGCCGGCAAAATTGAACTGCCCGTTACTGGGCTGGCGATCACCGACATCGGTAAGCCGGTGTATGCCAGCGACAGCGGCACGTTTTTGCTCACCGCCGCCGGTAACAGTCTGATCGGGCATGTTCACCGTTTCGTGCGTACCGGCGTCGGCATCGTCAAGTTCACCGCCCAGGCTGTCCCTGTCGCGGCGTAACGCATCACTCAATCCGTTCTTTTTTTCTGACCGTATCCTTCTTCAGGAGAATCACCCATGGGTGCTGAAGTACTTTCCAGCCGTGCCATCATCGGCATGTTTTACGAACTGCTCGAGCAGAATGTGGGGTCGAACTGGATCGACGCCGTGTCCAACCTGTTCGACTCCGACCAGGCCAAAGAAACCTATCCATGGATCGGCATGGTGCCGACCTTGCGTGAATGGATTGGTGGTCGCCACGCCAAGGGCTTTATCAGCGCTGATCTCGAAATCGAAAATCTGCATTTTGAGGCCACCCTCGAAGTGCTGGTCACCGAGCTGCGCCGCGATAAAACCGGACAATTGCGCATCCGCCTGGGCGAGCTGGCCGACCGCACCAACGCGCACTGGGCGCGACTGCTGTCGGTGCTGCTGCTCAACGGTGAAAGCCAGACCTGCTATGACGGCCAGTACTTCTTCGATACCGACCACGAAGAAGGCCAGAGCGGCGTGCAGTCCAACAAGATCACCACCGACATCTCTGAACTGCCAGCAACACTTCACGGGACGCCCAGTCGGCCGAGCGTTGAGGAGTTTCAGCAGGCAGTTGCCCGGTCGGTCACCCAGTTGACCAGCTTCAAGGATGACCAGGGCGAACCCATCAACGAACTGGCACGCGAGTTTCTGGTGATGGTGCCGTTCAACCTGCTGAGCGTTGCGCAGACGGCGCTCAGCGTGCCGCGCGGCACCAACATCAGCGAGATCGTCATGCCGGACAACGTGGTTGTCCGCGTGGTGGGTAACGTGCGCCTCAACGCCTGGGTCGACAAGTTCGTGACCTTCCGCACGGACGGTCGATTGAAAGCGTTCATCCGTCAGCAAGAGACCGACGTGGCCATGAAGGCCAAGGCCGAAGGCTCGGAGTTCGAGTTCGACAACGATGCCCATCAATACGGTGTCGACACCTGGCGCAATGTGGGTTTTGGGCGCTGGCAGTACGCCGTTCTTAACCAACTGGTGGCGTAAGCCTTTCGGCCTGACACCTCACTGAGGGCATTGATATGCCGAAATACCGCGTGGAACAGACGCTCACCCTTTATGGGGGTGAACTGATCCTGAATGCGGCCCAGGCCAGTGCGCGTGCGCACAACCTGGAGCCGGTCGCAAACAAGAAGGGCCGCTACACCATTGTGTCGCCCGTGCAGTTCAAAGCCGGGGAAGTGATTGTGATCCCTGGTGAGCCGGACAAGGCGTTGGGGCAGCGGTTGACGAAACTGGACAAGGTCGCAGGAGAGCGTAATGCCGAATAAATCCTACACGGTGCTATCTGGCTCCTTTCGCGGGCCAGATGACAAACTGACCGGGGCAGGGGGCGTGACAGAGTTGCCTGACGACGTGGCCGAGCGTTTTCGTCACCAGTTGGAAGTGTTGGTGGCCGAGCCGCCACCGGCACCTCCCGCTGCGGGCGAGGGCGGACGCAAGCCCGTCAAGGTGAGCCCTGATGCTTGACGAAGATCTCAGGGGCTTCCTTGAGGACTTCGACGTCGGCGGGATGGTTGATGGTCAGCCGTTTCTGGCCGCGCGGGATATGCCGGACGAGATCCACGGTATGGGTGGCACCAACAGCCAGTCCACCGGCTACGAGATCCTGATCATCACCGCCGAGGCCGAGCGCCTGGGCATCGACAACCCAAAACTGATCACCGTCGGCGGCGTGATTTTTCGCGTTCGTGACCGTCGGATGATCGATGACGGGGCCTTTAGCCTGGCCTCCCTCACCAAGGTTTAACCCTTATGCCCTCGATTCAAGAACGCATCGTCGCAAAGGCGCAGGCGCTGATTCTGGCCGCCGGTACGTTGGCGGCAGACCGCGTATATCGCAGTCGTACTGAGGCAATCAGACGGGATATGACGCCGGCGATCGTGCTGCGCCCTGATCTTGAAACGTGTGAGCGCGAAAGCGTTGCAGTGGATCGCAACCAGTTCGAGCTGACGGTGGAAATCATCGCCCGGGAGGACACCGACACAGGTGCTGCCTGGGACCAGGTGGCCGACTTGGTCAAGGTTGCCGTGCATGCGGTCCTGATGGCAGAGGACGCCTTTGAAGAGGCGGATCGGGTGCAGCGCTTTTATATCGACTGGATCGAAGACGAGGGCGACAACACCGCCGGCAACTGCATGGTGCGCTACCGCTTCACCTACCTGTGCAACACCGGCGACCTGACGGCCGGACCTACTTTTTACTGAGGAACACATTATGCAAATCGCATTCGGCAGCGGATTGTTTTACGCCACTCCGCTGATGGACGCCTATGGCAATGCCATTTCCGCGCCGACCCCCATCCTGCTGGGCATCATGCAAGAAGCCTCGGTGGATCTGTCGTTTGATTCCAAGGAGTTGTTCGGCAGCGAGCAGTTTGCCGTCGATGCGGCACGGGGCCAGGGCAAGCTGACGGGCAAGGCCAAGTCCGCACAGATCAGCCTGCTGCAGTGGAATCAGCTGGTGTTCGGGCAGACCCTGACCACCGGCCAGGTGTTAGTTCATCACTCCACGGAGCCCACAGCGGTGCCGGCAGGGGCCACCATCACCGTCGAGCCTCCGGCTGGCGGGACGCTCTCGGGTGATCTTGGGGTACGGGGCGCCGGCGCGATCCCTTACGTACGGGTACTGAGCGCGCCGACAGTAGGGCAGTACACTTTTGATGCCGCCACGGGGGAATATGCATTTGCTGCTGCAGACGTTGCCAAGTCGGTGTTCATTGATTACCGCTACACCGTTACGACGGGTAAAAGCCTGTCGGTGAAAAACCTACCCATGGGTGACATGCCGGTATTCCAGGGCGAATTGGTCCTGAAATACAAGGGCAAGACTGTTTACGTGCGCGTGCCGAACTTTGTCAGCAACAAGTTGGGTATCGCCACCAAACAGGATGACTACACCATCCCGGACTTTGAATTCACCGGCTACGCGGATGAGTTCGGAGAGGTGTGCTATTGGAGTGCCAACGAATGACGGTCGTGAATGTCCCCGGCGTTTCGTTCCCGTTTCCTGGGAAAACGCTCGTCATCCCACCCCTTGCGCTGGGGGATCTGGAGCAACTGCTGGAGCGGATCAACGCGGTGATGGCCGGCAACATGGACCGTGACAGTATCGCAACGGTGATCGATGCCACTCACGCGGCATTGCGTCGTAACTACCCCGACATTGAGCGCGCAGAAGTGGCAGCCCTTCTGGATCTTCGCAACATGCGTGATGCGCTGGATGCTGTTATGAGTGCCTCGGGCTTGGAGGTCACAGAGCCAGCACCGGGGGAAGGCCAGGCCCCTTCGACTGGGGCCAACTCTACGCTCACCTGATCGCCAGTACCGGCCAAAGCCCGGTCACGCTTCGGCGTGATTGGGACATGGTCATGGTGGGCCATATGACCGATTACTGGCGTACCCATCCACCGGTTCATGTCCTAGTCGCGGGTTATATGGGTTACAAGGCGCCTCAGGACGTCACTGATGCCCCCGATCTGGCGCGCGACCTGGCAGCGATGGCCGCAGATCTACGGGACGATTTGCCAGAGCATTTGCGCAGTGGTTTAGATGCATTTGTCGGTGCACCTTCGACAATATAATCACCTATGCTGATGTTAGATTTTGTCCATATCTATAGGTCGTCGCTATGCGATAAATCCTAATCACAACTGAGGAGGACTTATATGCGATATGCGATGTTTTTTGCTATTACGGGAGTTTTGTTGTCAGGTTGCGCTGCTGTACCAGACGCCAAAACGGAGCAATTAAAGCAGGAGTATATGAGCACCATTCCCGTCTGCATCTCCGATAAAGACTGTGAGTTGAAGTGGAGTGCGGCACGCCGCTGGGTGCTGAGTAATGCAGGCTATAAAATTCAGAGTATCACCAGCGATTACATCGAGACATTTAATCCGCCAGAAGCATCTTCCTTGCTTGGTGCTCGGATTATTAAAGAACCTAAAGGTGACGGGACCTATCGTATTACTGCGGAGCTTTGGTGCAGCAATTGGATAGGGTGTCATCCACCAGTTTGGGAAGCCGCTGTAGATTTCAATCGAACAGTGAATGCCGCAAGGCTAAATTAGTTATTCAAAAACACATAAACCCGCTTATGCGGGGTTTTTGTTATTTGAAGTTTGAGGTTTCGGCATGGATAGAAATATCGCGTACCAGTTCACGGCCGGAACTCAGGGTTTCGACCGTGCCGTTGAAAGCATTGAGCGCAACATGCGTGACGCCCGGACGACATTTAGTCGCGAGCTGAGAGCGATCAACACCGAGATGGTCGGTAGTCAAACCCGGCTCGCTCGTTTTGGTCCGGCAGTGAATGAGGCGTTCTCCGGCGTCAGCACCATCATGCGCTCGGGCCTCGGCGGTGTGGCGGCTGGCATTGCGGGTGTGTTTGGTCTGGGCGCTTTCAAGCTTGGCCAGATCGTTAGCGATAGCAAGGACGCGGCGATCCAACAGGAAGCTGCTTACCGTGGCCTGGAAGCGGTGGCCAATCATGCCGGCGTCGGTATCGGCCGTGCCATGGATGAGGCCAACAAGCTTGCGTCCGATGGCTTGCTCAGCGTCGGTGACGCGGCCAAAGCCCTGCAAAACCTGCTCAGTCGTGGCTACAACGTCGACCAGGCAGTGGCGGTGATCAATCGCTTAAAAGACGCTGCAGCATTCAACCGGCAAGCCAATCTCAGCATGTCGGAAGCTGTGGTGTCGGCCACCGAGGGCTTGAAAAACGAAAACTCGGTGTTGGTGGACAATGCCGGCGTCACCAAAAACGTTGCCAAAATGTGGGACGAGTATGCCAAGAGCATCGGCACCAGTCGTGACAAATTGTCGGACTCGCAAAAGATCACGGCCGAATACAACGGCATCATGAAAGAGACCGAGGCCCAGGTCGGTAATGCTGCCAAGGCGGCCGATGGGTTGACCGGCAGCCAGGCCGAGCTCGACTCCAAAAGCAACCAGCTGCAGGTCACCATCGGCACCATCCTTGAACCGGTCTTTATCAGCCTGAATAAGCGGCTGTCGGAGACTGCCAGTTGGTTTAACAACCTGCTGAAAGGCATGACCGGCGTAGGCCTTACCGTGGATGAGGTAGCGGCTAACGTTGCGCGCTACGAAGCGATGTTAGGGACCGTCATTGCCGGTCCGCGCGGTGGGGGTGGCAAGGCCCAGTTGGAAGCCACGCTGGTCGAAGAGCGCCTGCTGCTGGAAAACATGCAGTTGGTGTCCAACAAGCTGGAAGAAGTCGACGCGGGTATGCGCTCCCGTTCCGCTCGCATCGAAGATCAGCGGCGCAAAGTGGCGGAGATGGCCGCAACCGGCAATACAGCCCTGACCAAAGCACCACAGCAGGGTAGGACAAGTCCGACCGCTTACGGCGTTGAAGTCGCCCGGTTGACCAAGCTGGAGCAGGCTTACGCGGCAGCGGTCGAGCATCGGAAAAAAGTGGTTGAGTCCACGACGCCCCCCAAAAAAGCGGATGACCCGGTGAGCGCGCCGGCGAAGACCAAGTCACGGGTCAGTGAGTGGGCAGAAGTATTGGACGCGCAGAAGGTTGCTCACGCCCAGCAGCAGGCCGAGCAGGGGACCTTCCTGCAGTTCTCCCAGCAGCAGGAAATGCAGTACTGGCAGGGCATCCTCAAACGCACGGATTTGAGTGCGGCCGAACGCTTGAGCGTTCAGCGCAATTACCTGGCGTCATTGAATGCCTTGCGCCGGCAGGACGAGGGCCAAGCCTTTGCCGATCTGCAGGCTCAGGCGCAGCAGTACCGCAACAATATGGACGCGCGCCTGCAGATCGCTCAGCAAACCTTGGAGCGCAGCCGGCAACTTTATGGTCAGGACAGTCAGGAATACCGCAAGGCTGCGGCTGAGGTGGTTGCTGTCGAGCGCGAAAAGCAGCAGCAAATCACCAACATGAAACAGCAGCAGCTGGCTGCCGATCAGCAGGCGCGGCTTACCGATGTTGCCCATGCCGAACAGATGGCCCAGCTGGATCTGCAAGCCAACCTGATCACCCAAGGCCAGCTGCTGCAAGCCCAGGCTGAGTTTGAAAAGCAACGGTATGCGATCGAAGCTCAGGCATTGGCCGAGCGTAAAGCGCTGCTGGAGCAGGATCCTGACCGCAACCCGGTCGCCCTGCAGCAGGTCCAGCAGCAGATCCTGGCGCTTGAGCAAACCCACCGCAACAGCATGGCTGTGATTGGCAGGCAGCAAACCTTCGAGTCGCAAAGCAACTGGACGGGCATGGTCGACAGTCTACGTACCAGTTGGTCTAGCGGGCTTACTGGAATCATCAGCGGCACCATGAGCACTCAGGGCCTGTTGCGCGGGATCTTCACCAGCATCGGGACCGCGTTCGTTGAGAACATGGTCACCAAGCCGTTGATGGCCTGGATGTTCGGTGAGACGGCTAAAACCGGTGCGACGGTGGTGGGTGTTGGCGTTCGAACGGCTGCAGAGGCAGGCGGTGCTGCCATGTCCGTAGCGATCTGGGGCGCAGCCACGATCAAAAACATCATTGCCAGTGCCTGGCAGGCCATGGCCGGTGCCTTTGCAGCCATGTCCGCCATTCCAATTATTGGTCCGATCCTCGGCGCTGCTGCTGCGGTTGCTGCAGGCGCATTCGTATTTGGCCTGGTGAAAAACGTTGCTTCGGCCGAGGGCGGCTATGACATCCCTGCCGGCACCAACCCCATGACACAACTCCACGAGCAAGAGATGGTGCTGCCCAAGCAATACGCCAACGTCATTCGCCAGGCAGCCAGCGGGGAAGGGCAGTTGGGCGGCTCTGGCAACAGCTATCACTACCACGACAGCAGCGGCCGGATGTCACCTGCTGATATTCGGCGTGGTGCCCGGGTGCTGGCCGAGGAAATGCAAAAAATGCGGCGCAACGGCGCCATCAAAACTTAGGGGGGTGAGATGTCGTTAGGACCTTTTTGGCCGGCGCGCTGGATCGCCAGTTACCCCGATATGGGCGCGGCGGTTGAAGGCGTTCTGCCGCGCCTGCCCGGGCAAACCCTGCTTTCAAAAAAGGCACCTGAGTGGAGTACCGGTGTGCAGAAGGCTGCCAGCGGTCGACGCCGGACAACGGCGTACTACCCGGCGCCGCTGTGGTCTTTCCAGCTGAGTTACAACGCCGTGCGCAAGCGCCCCGGGTTGGATGAGTGGTCGAGGCTGATTGAGTTCTTCAATCAGCGCAAAGGGCAATTCGGCGAGTTCCTGTTTTTTGATCGTAGCGATCACCTGGTAACGCTTCAGCGCTTTGGCACCGGGGATGGCACCACGCGAACATTTCAGCTGTCCCGGACGATCGGTCATTGGGTGGAGCCGGTGTACGGCGTCGTCAATGTGGACGTCGTCACTGTCAGTGGTGCTCCTACTTCAGCCTTCACTGTGGATGAGCTGGGGCGCATCACCTTTACGGTGGCCCCGCCCATCAATGCGGCTCTGGTGTGGAGTGGGGCGTTTTATTTTCGCTGTGCTTTCGATGCCGATTCGCTCGACGGGGCTCAGCCTTATCGCGCGATTTGGGAGCTCAAAAACATCGCGTTCACGAGTATCAAACCATGATCGATGCCACACCCGAACTGAAAGCCTTTCTGGCCACGGCGCGCAGTTTCGTCATGGCGGATTTGTACACGATTGCCCTGGCCAGCGGCCAGGTGCTGCGTTACACCGATGCGGGTTTGCAGATTTTTTATGGCGGACAGAACTACTCGGCCAGCGGGCCACTGATCAAGCGCACCGGCGTGCGTGCGGTGCGCGGGATTGAGGTCGACACGTTGAACGTGACCTTTACCGCCGGCATGGACGACACCGTATTCGGCGAGCCCTTGCTGCCATTCATTGCCGGCGGCGGTTTTGACGGGGCCACCCTGAACCTTGTTCGAGCGTTTATGGCGGACTGGCGGTCGCCCGTGGTGGGCACGGTCACACGTTTTATCGGGCGTGTCGCCGAGGTGGATCCTGCCGATCGCGAGCAGGCGACGGTGACAGTGAAGTCGCCGATCGAGCTGCTGGATACCAAGGTGCCCCGGGGCGTCTATCAGCCCTCCTGCCTGCGCACGGTGTACAGCGCTGATTGCGGAGTGAATCGCGCCCTGTTTGAAACCGTGGGTGTGGTCCAGGGCGGTAGCACGGCTCTACGTGTGAACTCCAATGTGCCCGCCTCTCAGGGCTGGTTCGACCAGGGCGTGATTCGTTTTGTGAACGGTGCCAATGCGGGAGTGATAAGGACCGTACGCCGATTCACGGCTGATGGTGCAGTGACGATGATCCTGGGACTGCCAAGTGTGCCAGTGGCGGGTGATCAGTTTCTGATTTACCCGGGTTGCCCACGGACGCTGGATGCCTGCACCAACAAATTCGGCAACCGAGCGCGGTATCGGGGTATGCCGTTCATTCCCGTCGCGGAGACATCGGTATGAGCCCGTTTGAAGTGCTGCAGCGTGATGCCGTGATCGCGCAGGCCGAGCGTTGGCTGCGCACGCCGTATCAGCACCGGCAGCACCTGCTGGGTGTTGGTGTTGACTGCGCCTGGTTGCTGATTGAGGTGTATCACGCCGCCGGGTTGATTCCCTTGATTGATCCCGGGGCTTATGCCCAGGACTGGCACCTGCATCGCAGTGAGGAGCGTTATCTGGGCTGGCTGGAGCTGTACGGCCGGCAGATCAATACGCCACAGCGTGGTGATGTCGCGGTCTGGAAATTCGGCCGGACCTTCAGCCACGGCGCTGTGGTGGTCGATGAGTACCGCATCATTCACGCCTATCGGGATATCGGCGTCGAGTTTGCAGACATGCGCGAGGAGCGGCTCTCCAGCCACACCGTGCGTTATTACACACTTAACCGGTATGGAGTCAGCGATGGGGGGCAGCAGTAGTACCATTTCCAACAGTGCAACACGCATCAACGCGCTGCAGATCCAGAGCAGTGCCAGTGGCAAGCCGATCGCCTGGATCGCCGGCCGCAATCGCATCAGCCCGAATCTCATTTATTACAGTGACTTCGAAGCGGTCGCCAAAACCACGACGAAAAAGTCGGGGGGTAAAGGCGGCGGCGGGGCCACCCAAAAAGACACGACCTACACCTACTACGCGGCCATCATTTTGGCCGTCGGGCGGGGACCGCTGGGTGCGATTCACCGCGTATTTCGTGACAAAGAGGTGTTTTCCTCACTGGCGCAGATTGGCTTGAACTATGCCAACGGTACTCATGATCAGACCGTGTGGGGTTTTCTTCAGACTCGCCACCCGGCTGAGGCCATTGGCTATTCCGATACGGCCTACGTGTTTTCCAGCAGGTACCTGCTCAACGATAACGCCGGCGTCCAGAATCATACGTTTGAGGTGGACGGGCGTTATCAGGTGCCCGGGTTGCCGGATGCCAATCCAGGCGACTTCCTACCCGGGTTGTTGCTCGATCCATTGGACGGAATCGGTTTTACCCCGGCATGGGTCGCGGACATGTCGAACTACCGCAACTATTGCTTGGCGGAAAACTTACTCTTGAGTCCGGTGCTCGACGAGCAGGCGCCGGCGAATGAGGCGATCACGCGTTGGTTGCAACTGACCAACAGCGAGATGGTGTGGTCTGCTGGTCAACTCAAGGTGATCCCCTACGGCGACCAGGCCGTCACCGGTAACGGCGTGACGTGGTTTCCGAACATCACGCCGGTGGCGGATCTGACCGACGACGATTTTCTTTCTGAGGACGGTGAGCCTCCGGTCTCGCTCAAGATCAAGAGCCAGGCCGACAGCTACAACGAAGTGTCGCTGGAGATCCTCGATCGCGATCACGAGTACAACACCGACGTAGTGCGTGCGCCTGATCAGGCTGCCATTGAGCAGTTTGGCTCCAAGCCGATGGACACCATCAAAGCGTACGAGATCTGCAATATCGCCATCGGCGCTCATGCGGCGCAGTTGTTGGTGCAGCGCAAGCTGTATGTGCGCAATAAATACGAGTTTTCCCTCGGCTGGCAGCATGTGCTCCTCGAACCCATGGACCTGGTGACGATCACAGAGCCTGGCTTGAACCTGCACCAGCGCCTGGTCCGGCTGATTTCGGTTGAGGAGGACGAGCTGGGTAAGTTGGCGATCGTGGCCGAGGATGCGTTGCTGGGCGTCGGCAGCGCACCCAACTATCCAGTGCAGAGCAAAAGCGGTTATCAGGGCAATCAGAACATCGCGCCAGGCCCCGTCCTAGCGCCCATCATGTTCAACCCACCCGAGAGCTTGCTGCCCGCCGGCACCTTGCAGATCTGGGGCGGTATTGCCGGTGTGGGTGAAGCCTGGGGTGGGTGTGAGATCTGGATCAGCGCCGATGGCGACAGCTACCGGTTAGCGGAGACGATTTACGGCAGGGCGCGCATGGGCCAGTTGACCGCAACGCTTGCATCCGGAAGCGACCCCGATACGGTCAACACCTTGTCGGTGCAACTGGCAGCGGCAACCGAGCTGGCAGCGGCCACGACCGCCGAGGCGGACAGTGGCGCCACGCTGTGTTGGGTGGCCGGCGAGCTGCTGAGTTACCGCGACGCGGTGCTCACCGGCGTCGGAGGCTATGAGCTGAGCTATTTGCGACGTGGACGCCTTAGCACATCGGTGTCCAGCCACTCGGCCGGTTCCCCATTCGTGCGGTTAGATGATGCGGTCTGGAAGTACAGCTACACGTCCGACCAGGTCGGCAAGACCGTATGGGTCAAGTTCCGTTCTTTTAACGTGTTCGGTCGAGCGCTTGAGGATCTGGCGGATGTCACTGCCTACAGCGTCACGTTATCGCCGGCTCGGGTAGCGCCTGATACCGCGCAAAACCTCGCCCTGGTGGGTGCCTTCGAGGCGCCGTACTTCACCGTCAGCTGGGTGGCCGGAGCTCGTGCCGAGGATCGCTTGGTACGTGTTCGTCACGCGGGCAGTAATGCCCTCCTGCGAGAGGTGGCGACCACCAGCACGGCATTCACGTACCAGCGTGAAGATGCGCTGGTGGATGGCGCGCTCATTCGCAGCTATCGGGTGGAGGTCATCGAGCGCAACGCTGCAGGCCAGGCTCAGTTGGTGTCGTTGTTGGTCACCAATACGGCGCCGGCGCCCGTTACGGGAACCGCCGCCACGGTCACTGGCACCACCGCGGATGTCAGTTGCGCAGCCAGTGTTGAGCCAGACGCGGCGGGCTATGTGTTTGTGTATTCGACAGAGGAAGACTTTGATCCGGCAACGGCAGGAACGGTCGGCTATCAAGGCGTATCACGCACCGGGCAGATCACGGGACTGACTCCAGACACCACGTATTACCTCTGCGCTGCAGCGTACGACACTTGGAGCAGTGTGCGCAGTCAACTCAACTTCGCCCCGGCGATCACCTTCAACACCTGATAGAGACTCATCATGCAACCTATTCAATTCTTTGCCGCGAGGGCTGAAGACGGCGTGCTATTGCCTGGAGCAACGGTGAGGGTGCTTGTCTCAGGGAGTGAGACCTTGGCGCCGCTGTTTTCTGACGCATCGGCGACGGTGGTGCTAGCCAATCCCATGCATGCCGATGCCAGTGCGCGGGTGTTTTTCTACACCACGGCGGCTCGCATCGATATTCAGATCGGCTATGCGGGGTACCGAGCGCCGCTGCTGCAGGGCATCGGAACCAGCGATCCAGTGGATATGATCAATGCGGAAATTGATCGCCTCAACCGCGATATGGTCGATGGGAAAGTGCATGCCACTGTCGCTGCAGGTCTTCTGGCGACTGTAGACGGCCAGTCTTTTTATGTCGAACCCACTTCGCCAGATATATCGCGCAGCCTGTATGTGCGGGTCAGTGCCACGGAGGCCAGGCACGTCTCCGATGACCCCTCGGTGGGCTACATCGCAGAGATAGACGTGCGCACCTCTGCGGTTGAGAGCGGCACGTTTAATGGATTGGAGCTGCGCTTTGTTCGATTGGCCGTAGAGTCCGGTTACACCTGGGCGCTGGTGGATTCGGTTGGACGCATGGCGCTGGGGTGCCGGGTGGATGGTTCACTCGTGGGCAAGTTCATGCTGCGCGATGGCACTGTCGATCGCAACACGCTGAAACTCGACCTCGACGGATTCATCGCCAAGGCGTTGGACCCTCAGTCGGGATATGCGTGGGCAGTGATCGATACCCTGGGCCGGATTGGGCTGGCTCTTCGAGTGGACGGGACCGTTACCGGTAAGTTCTTGCTCGGCACCGGTGCCGTCCCTCGTAAAGCGCTAGGGGCCGATCTGTCGGGCTTCATTGCCGTTCAACTGAGTCCAGAGTCCGGCTATGTCTGGGCCGTCGTCGATGCGGTTGGCCGCATTGCGCTGGGCATCACCACAGCCGGCAAAACGGTGGGTAATTTTGATATTCATATCCCTGATGTCACAGGGATCGAGTACCTCAAGCCGGTGCACGATCTGCTCTGTGTGGGAGATTCCCTGACAGCCAATAGCAGCCAGGTCACCTGGCGGGAGCAACTTGCTCCACTGATCAGTGCGCGGACCATTGTCAATGGCGGCATCGGCGGCCAGACGTCTCGCCAGATCGCCGCGCGTTTCGGCGCCGGCAGTGCGCTGCTGACCGTCACGGACAACCAGATCCCGGCCTCGGGTTCGGTGACGGTCACGGCGTTGAGCACCTTGTTGCTGTCCACGCCTGCGACCAACTCGGGGACCTACACGTTGAAAGGTACGTTGGGTGGCATCCACGGCACGCTGACGTGCACGCACAGTGAGACAGGCGACGAGTCGGACGTTTACACGTTTGCTCGGGATACCGCCGGAGACGCCCGATACAGCGCGCCCAAGTCGCCGTTTGTGCCCGACGTGCCCGGTGACGGGTTTTACACCGAGATCATCTGGATGGGCCGCAACAACCTCGACAACCTCGAGCAGATCAAGGCCGACATCCGGGCGATGGTGGGGGTGCAGAAAACCGTTGAAAAGCGCTACCTGATCATCACGCCGCCGCTGGGCGGCAACCCGACACCGGGCACGTCGACGGGGGAGGGGGTCGGTACCGCCACCTACAACAACTGTGTCGCGCTGGAAGATTGGGCCACCACCGAGTACGGCGATCGCGTGATCAAGATCCGCGAGTGGCTGATGCAGTTCAACGACGGCAGCGCCGACGATCTCGACGACGTGGCCAAGGGCGTGGTTCCACGTTCGCTGCGGCTGGACATCATTCACAACACCACGATCAGCAACGGGCATATCGCTCGTCGCATTGCCTATGAAATTAACCGGAGGTCCTGGTAATGGCCGGACAAAAAACCGTACTGGATGGCATCACCTTTACCGATACGACGTTGCCCATTCTGCGCTCCGATGCGTTGCTGAGTGCGGGGTCGCTCTATCTGTTCGACTTGGGGCACAGCTTGGGTGGAGTAAGCGGAGTGCCGGCAGCGGGAGCCTCCATTCCCAATATTGCTTATGCCGAAGCGGCAGCGGTGCTTGGCGCAGGCACTGAGAGCAGCTTGGCAGGGGTGTTCACTAGTAATGCGGTCGCAGCTGACGCTCTGTTTGAGCGGACGCCCAAGAAGGGCCTGCACGCCATTTACAGCCAGGTGAACAACACGGTGAATGGTCATGGTTCACAGATCAATATCGCAGCTGCGATCCGCGACTACATCATCGCGAACAAGACCCACCTGTTCTATTTCTCGGTATGGGCGCACCGGACACGTGCAGCACTCGCAACCGGTCACCGGTACATGGAGATCGGCAGCGGCGGCAACTTCCTGGGATACATGAGTGGTGCCGGAAACACCGGCAAGGCTTCCGGGCTTTACAACGTCGTCGGCGGTGCCAACGCCGTGGCCAACCGGTACTCCTCAATGCGAGCGTCTGCGGGGAGTGGGGATACGGTGACGGCAGCGGCCGGAAGCATTATCTTCGGTAATGGTGGATCTGGTTCCGCGCTGACCAATCAATGCCCCTCGGACATCTTCTATCGCGGTTACTGCGAGGATCTGACCGTGTCGGGGCGAACCTACGCAGACGTCGATGCCCTCGACAAAGCGCTATGGGATGCCGCTTTCGCGGCAGGTGGCCGGTTTGCTGGTGACACCTTTACGGCGCCGTCGACCTTCCCATAGTTGGTTAGGTAAACCTCAAGTCCACCACCACCCGTAATTAGCGGCGGAAGCGGAATTTTTCCCAGCCATTTTTGAATCGGAAAGTTCCTGTATCTCCTGTGAGAACGTAACGGGTTGCTCTGTAGCAAGCAGTAAACCGAGAGAATCCAAAGCGTCTGATTTTTTTGTAGACCCAAACCCATCCGTGGCGATTGGTAGTTTTGGCGGGCCTTTGCACCATTTACGCGCTCCTTCGTGGCGAAATTTGGCGTAGATGATAGCGATGTGCCCCAACGCAAAGGCTGTCATTTAATAACGGGGCGGAACTTCCTATCACAACGGGGTTTCTGGCCCCATTCGTTTGAGTGCAGCACCGTCTAAAACGAACTCAGCAGAGTTTGTTCCACCTATAATCCCCGCCGTTGCGCGGGTTTTTTTCGTCTGGAGAAAAGCCTATGGCACGACTTTCTACCACCCAAGCGGGCAGCCGCAATGCGCTGGCTTTCCTCGACATGCTCGCTTGGTCCGAGGGAACCAGCACATCGCCCGCCACTTCCGTGGATGGCTACGACGTCATCGTGACGGGCATCGACAGAAAGCCTGAGACTTTCACAGATTTCAGTGATCACCCCTTCGCACAGGGTCGCCGCTCTAAGGTCATCAACAGCAAGGGCCTGACCTCAAATGCCTCGGGCCGGTACCAGCAGATGCTCAAGGACTGGCCTTATTACCGAACGCTGCTGGCCCTGCCTGACTTCAGCCCGATCAGCCAAGACCTGCTGGCTCTGCAGCACATTCGCGAATGCCGCGCACTACCGGACGTGCATGCCGGCCGGGTCGAATCCGCGATCGCAAAGTGCCGGAATATTTGGGCAAGCCTGCCTGGTGCAGGGTATGGCCAGCGAGAGCACCGGTCTGACGACCTGATCCAGCAGTACCGCTTGGCGGGTGGGGCACTGTCATGACGGCATTACGGAAAGTGTCCCAGTGCCTGGCCCAAGCCGAGGAGGATCGTCTGTATTTTGAGTGTCCAGGTTGCGGCCTGGCTCATGGCATTTCGCACGGCGCAGGGGTTGGTCCACGGTGGGGGTGGAATGGGAGCTTGGACGCGCCGACGTTCACTCCAAGCATTCTGGTCCGATACACCTGGTCGGACGGCCCCCGGGTTTGTCATTCGTTCGTGACCGGTGGGCGCATTCAGTTTCTTGAAGACTGCACTCACCATATGGCGGGGCAGACCGTCGATCTACCCGATTGGGAGGATGAGCAATGCTGACCACGCCACAAAAATTGGCGGTCTTGTTGATCGCGATGATCATTGCGTTCGGCGCGGCCTGGCAGGTTCAAGCGTGGCGTTACGCTGGAAAGCTGGCGAGCCAGGCCGCGCTGCTGGCTGAAGATCTAAACAATCTGACCCAGGCCGCGCTACGCCAGCAGCAGACCGAACAGGACAAGCGCCTGGCTACAGAGCAACAACTCGCCGTCTCCGATCAACAGCACACCCGAGAACTGTCCAATGCCCAACGTAATCAAGCTCTATTGCGTGACCGCCTTGCTACTGCTGATGTGCGGCTGTCAGTCCTTCTCGACACCACGGACACAGCCAGTGGCTGCAACGTGTCTGCCGCTCCCGGCACCGTCGGCGTGGTTCATGCAGCCCGTCGAGCCCAACTTGACCCGGCGCATGCTCAACGAATTATCGGAATCACCGATGCCGGCGACCAAGGATTGATAGCGTTGCGGGCGTGCCAGTCGTACGTCAGATCTATTGCTCGATGATATGCGTTACGATCAAAAAATTAGGTTTAATAGACGCGGTAAGCTGTCAAGAGGTTCTATATAAATAGGTACGATAATTTCGGGTCTAGACTTAAAGTAATAATGTTATGAATTGTCAGTGTAATGAATTCCGATTGTTCGGCGCGGAGATATATTATGCTCATCCATAAAAGGCTGGCTCTACAGCTTGCCTAATTATTTATAGTTGAGTGGGCCGACCGCATGGATATTTCTGCTGATAAAAAAATTAGGATTCTACATGTAATACCATCTGCGAATCCTAAGGGAGGTGGGCCGATAGAAGGCGTAAAGCAGCTTTTTTCACAGTACTCAAGCTTGGGTATTGAAGCAGAATTGGCATGTTGCGAAGCTCCCAACCGACCATGGCATGATGATCCCGGTCTTCCAAAGGTGCATGCGTTAGGTCCAGGTAAAACTAGCTATGCATACACTCCAAAATTAACAGAGTGGTTAATTGCTCATTCTACAGATTATGATGCAGTGGTTGTTGATGGTCTGTGGCAATATCATAGTCGGGCGGTTCATCTTGCTTTATCGAAAACGGGAGTACCTTACTTTGTCTTTCCACATGGAATGTTAGATCCATGGTTTAAGAAAACATATCCGCTTAAACATATCAAAAAATGGCTTTACTGGCCTTGGGCTGAATACAGGATGTTGCGTGATGCCCGGTCAGTAATTTTCACATGTGAAGAAGAGCGATTGTTAGCTAGGCAGTCTTTTTGGTTGTATAAAGTACGAGAATCTGTGTCGACTCATGGTACAGGCGTTCCGCCGGAAAATAAAAAAGAGTTGTCTGGTGCATTTTTGAATAAGTATCCTGAGCTGCAGAACAAACGTATCATTTTGTTTTTGAGTAGGCTGCATGAGAAAAAGGGATGTGACTTATTGATTGAGGCTTTTGCCTCAGTTGCTGCTAGGGATGAGCGATTACATTTAGTTATGGCTGGGCCCGATCAGGCTTTATTGCAGGAGCGTTTGCAGGCAATGGCTAAAGAGTTAGGTGTGGAGAATAGGATAACTTGGCCTGGAATGCTTCAAGGAAGCGATAAGTGGGGGGCATTTTATGCGTCTGAGGTTTTTTGTTTACCTTCACACCAAGAGAATTTCGGAATAGTTGTGGCCGAAGCTTTGGCATGCGGAAAACCCGTGCTTATCAGCAATAAAGTGAATATTTGGCGAGAGATTGAGAAGGATGGTGCAGGCTTTATTTCTGATGACACGATTGCTGGTACTGAGGAAAATTTGACGCGTTGGTTGAATCTCACATTGTCTGAGTATGAAGCTCTGAGCCAAAGATCTTTGCAGTGCTTTAATAGTCGCTTTCACATTCGGCGCGCAGCTGCGAGGTTGGCTGAGATTCTCAGAGGTAGTGCTGAATTATCTGTTGCGAAGTCTAAATAGTCTTCCGGAAAGGCTTATATATGGCTTTGCTAGTTGTGAGGATGCTTGGTTCTGTGAGGTAGTATCTGAGAGCGTATCTCAGTGGCTCTCAGATGTTTTAGGGTGTGATGAAGATCGATGGTCGAAAGCTGCTCGCTTTTTCTGCTGCCTTTATGCAGTCTCTACTCTAAAACGACTATTAGTTGTGTGGTGCAATAGCCGTAATTCCTAATTGCAACAAATAGACGCTTACCGTTAGTTGAGTTTTTGAATTTATTTCTGAGTCTGCTAATACACATGGGTAGCCCTTTGTAGGTGTTTGGTTGTTTGTCTATCTGCCTGATAAGTAAATCAGTTTTTGCTTTGCGTTCGGGTTCTTGTGCAATTGCTTCAAGCAGCTTGAGTTCTGTTTTGCTAAGATAGATTATAAGTTCGCCGTTAGTTAATGATTTCGATTTTTTTATTAGTATCCAGGTTTCTAGTTTCATGTTGTGAATAGCTTGTTGTCTTAAGGCTATCTTTAGTTATTTCTAATTGCCGAGGAAAGGAATGCTTTGGGGTGAGGATGCTGTGATTCTTTATAAAAATTGAGTGGGATGAAGCTTTTGCCAGGTGCTTAATGTTTTGTTTCGTATGTTAGGATCTCAGAGATTGCCTTATTCATAACCTCTGTATTAAATGGCAGATCGCCTATGCAAACTCTTAACCTCTGCTTCGCCCTCCTTGTCCAACCATATTGCTATTTCTTCAAACGCCTCGCCAATCATCAATTGATTTAGCTGAAGACTGGCAAGTACCGCCGAGATGAGTTTTGGATGTAACATGACTCGCACCTCAATTAATGTTATTCAACAAGTCGTAATTTGCGAGGATTCTCGTCCATGCATTTTATAGTCGTGGTTTTATTCAAGTCGACGATCGGTGTGGTGGTGAAGCCCTCTGCATCCTGATTTAGATCGGAGAAAGTGCTAACTGACTCAATTTAGAGAGCTAGCAATTTTGTCTCATTCGAGTTGGACATTTATTTTCTCGACTGTCGCTTAAAAATGTATCGAACACAACGGAGGGTTTTTTGAAAGATGGATCCAGTCTATCCCTGTCTGAGGAGGAAAAATGCGTGATGCGAGGATGGGGGGTAGCAGGTAGCAAGTCGGTAGTGAGAAGGCTATCAGCCTTCAAAATTGGCACGTTCGAAGGTAGGGGTTCACTTAAGTGTGTTCACAGTGCTACGGTTTAACTGGTGGGTTGATGAGCCCTAAATTTCAATTACATGGAGTACGACATGGATATTAAGGTTGTCAGCGTCCACGGCCACGGTAAGGCTGATGAAGAGTATGTGCTACTGAAGGTAAGTAGTGACTGTGATTTGTCCTACTATGCGCTCGTTGACACCACGTATGATGGTGAGAAGATCACGGATAAAAATAGACACGTATTTTGGTTTCCAAAACACGACGTCAAATCTGGGGATGAGATCCTTCTGAGGACTGCTGTGGGGAAAAACTCATGGTCCACTTCGACTACAAATCGCAGACACACGCTCTACTGGAACCTAAAGTCAGCGGTGTGGAATGACACTGGCGACGCGGCGACACTGCTTAAATTGGCCACCTGGAAAGCCACAAAAGTCAAGTAATACATTTTCATATGCGGGTCTATTCTACTGAAAACCTGAGGGAATAGCTGTCGGCCCTGCATTCTTCCAGATGTCTTACGGTCTCAATTCGTGAATCTGCGAATGGGATTCTGAAATGGCGCTGTGCCCAGCGCGATGGTGTTGAAGGGGCGGGCACGCCTAATTGTACGTCTGTTTGTACGTACAACAGAAACAACAAGGCCCCGCATTGCTGCGAGGACTTGTTTTAAATGGTGCCGGCACCAGGAGTCGAACCCGGGACCTACTGATTACAAGTCAG